CCGATGAATTTCGGCAGGCCGTAGCTCGAGCCCTTGACGTTGTAGCTCGTGAAGTGCACGAGCTCGTTCGCAAGGCGATGCTCGAGCTTCGCTGTCGCGACCTTGAGAGCGTCCTCGACATAGCGGCCATTCACGACCTCGCCGAGAAGCTGCCCGGTCTCGTTATCGTAGTTGCGAGGATCGCCTAGCGACTTGAAAAACGTCCGCTGTAGAGCGCCCTTCGTGCTGCCGAAGATCTGCACATTCGAGAGCTGAACGAATCTGCGGAACCGACGATACTCGGCCCGCTCGTAGATCTCGGAGCGACCATCGGCCCGCTTGCGCTTCATCTTCGTTCGCACTAGAGTGTGATCGTCGTCCTGCGCAATGTGCCGAACCTGAGCCGCGACGACATGCTCGATCGACTGGATCAGACCGTCCATTCCTCGCACGATCTCGAAGTAGCAATTGCCAGTGGTCACGAGGTCCGTGATGCACTTCGTGCGCATGGAGTCGTAATCGTCATCGGCGCCGCACGAGTCGAGGAAGTTTTGCAGGTCGGCCGCTTCCTGTTTCACCGCCTCTGCGATGTCAGGTGGCACGACGCCCTTTTCAAGCGGGAAGTCAGCCACGATTCGCGAGCCGTATCCGCAGACGCCTGTCACGATCGCGTCGATGCACTGCCCGAGCTCGTCGCTGTCCTCCGGAAGCGTCGCGAGCATCGTCGGATCGTAGTCCGGCATGATCACGTCAACACCCGACCCGCTCCACATGGTCGCCTCTTCCGCGGCGAAATTCTGGTGCGAGGAAGGCTCAGGCGGAGTGCCCGACATGAGCTTCATAATGCGAGATTCGATCTCGGGCGAGCGCTCGCGCCGCTTGCGAATGGGATACGTCGTCTCGGTCATAGATTCGCCTCTGCGGCTCGGATCTTGCGCTCGCGGTGCTTCAATGCAGCTACAGCGAGATCCAGTGCATCGAATGAGTCATCGTAGCGGAAGCTAGGAAACAGCACGATTTGCTCGACCAGGAGCTCGTTTCCAGGCTGCGGAAAGAACATTCGTTTTTGCTCGAAGATGGCAGAGAGGCGGTGCGCTCGCGTGACCTTGTCTTTGTCCTGCGTGATGCCGCGGAGCGGGATGTCTTTATAGGCATCCTTGAGCGCCTGTAGCTGCGCGCCCTGGTAGCCGTTTTTCTCAATGGCAATGCGCGTACACCCCCACTTTTTCCACAATTCAACGATCTTCGTGGTCTGCGCCTTGAAACGAAGCTGCGACGAAAAGTGCTCGAGCACGTAGTAATTCTTGCGAGCGTCGCGGCCTAGCACGACCGCTGCGAATTTGTCCGCTGTCTCTTTTTCAGAGATGGCAAGGTCGACCCCCATGAAGGTTTCGAGCTCTCCAGCATTGTACAAATTCATGACCTCAGAGGGCTTGCACGGCTGGCAGTCATCGATTTGGATGATCTCGCCCTTCATCGCATCCGTGCTGCACTGGTACTGCGCAGAGAAGATGATCAGACCGTACTTGCGACGGCGGGCCATGAGCTGCGACGGCGGCCACTTCTGCGGCCACGGCGATCGGCCGTGCTCATCGAGAGCAGGGATGACGTTTACCGCCATGCTGTTTTCGAGGTTGTTCGCCTTGTCCTCATCGATCTTCGCGATCCAGCGACCATAGAGATCGTCAAAGTGATAGCGCGTACCGAGTCGATTCCTGTCTCCGCGATAGGGCACTTCGTCGTCCGGCGGCTCCATGCAGGGGTCTAGGACCGAATTGTACCAATTCTCGATCTTGTCCCGCATCTCCGCTGTCAGACTGTTTTTGTTGTCGACGATGTCGTCGCTGAATTCCACGTCAAAGTGACCGCCAGCGACCGATCCGTCAACGCCGATGCACGTGATCGATGCCTCTTTTTGGACCTTCGTGCGGCCCATGACCACGATCTCGTCCTCGTTCCACTTGAGCGAGGTTTTCGGGTTCGGATCCTTGAACGATCCGAACATCTCGATCAGGAGCTTGTTCGTCTCCAAGTGCGACTTGATGTCGCCGAGGAATTTCGTCGCGTTCTTATGCTTCTTCGAGGCAATAAGTAGCCGCAGGTCCCTGTTTACGCAGAGATACCAGATCGCCTTCGTGATCGTGCAAGTAACGCTTTTGCCAGCGCCGCGGAAGCACAATTGCAGGTTGTCTCTGTGCTGAAACTGAAACTGCATCATGCGCAGGTGGAAAGGCTGGACTTGATATCCAAGCACTTCGGTCGCGAGTAGGTCGACACGATGACCATGCACGATCTTGTCTTTGAGCACAGCGAGCCGGAGCGCCCTGCGTTGCTCGTAGAACTTGAACAGCTCGCTACGCTCCGCCTTCGCGAGCTTCTCGGGATCGAGGCCGGAGAGCTCTGCGACAAGGTCCGCGACAGCTTGATCAGCTACGCGGCGGGGGTCGACGCCTTGAGCGTCAAGCAAGAATGAGCGATCGTCACGCATGCCAACCTGCGATATAGACACTGGCAGTACCAGCGGCGATCGCTGTCACTGCAACGAACATTCGACGCCCGAGTGCGTCGACGGTGAATTCGTAGGACGAATCGACGCCCTTGCCAGCGAAGGCCATCGGCGTATGCACGGAGATGAATTTTCCGAGCGTGTCGCTCCAAACGAGAACCTCGACAGACGGGTTCGCGCCATCGGCTGCGACCACTTGCACATGCACTTTTTCGTAGCCGGACGCGTTGAAACCTTGCATCTCGAGTGTGACAGCGCCGTCTGGCGCTTCCACGAGCTCGCGGTGCAAGGTGTAGGTCGGGGCCGAATCGATGGTCGACATGCCCCGAGGATGCGGCTGTCAGCGCGAATCAGCCGTGAACGCGGAAGGTGATCACCTGAGTGCCAGTGTTCAGCGTGGCATCGGTCCCGAGCTGAAAGCCGGTCGACGTTGCCGTGATGCCGCCGGGCGAAGCGACCAGCGATCGCGTGCCGCCGATCACGGTTTTCCATGCAGTGCCAGCCTCCATGCCCGAGTGCCATTCCATCTTCGAGCCGTTGGCGCCGAAGATGTCGATGGAAAGCGGACGGAAGCCCGGGAGGTCGCAAAGCACGGCAGCGCCGCCGTTCGCGCGGAAAGTGCCAGTCTCGATTCGGTTGGACGGGGAAGCCATGTTTGTGTCAGTCTCCTGCTCTCGTGGCCATGTTAGGCCCTGTCAGTCATCGTCATCGTCCGCCACATGTTGCACTGCGTTCTCGTCTCCCGAGTCGCCGTAGTGCAGTGGCGGCACTGTCACTTGCTCGATCGGCACTGCGGTCGTGTCGACGATTCGCTTGAGACCCTCGAGCTCTTTGAAAATCAGGCTCTTGATATCTTCACGGCCCAATTGCTCAAATACGAAGCCTCCGACGACCTTTGTCACGTCTGCGGCCTTGTCGACCATCCCGAGCGTCTGGCCAGTGGAGACCATGCGATCCAGGATGTCAGCTCGCGTGCGCATGGCCGAAACCCGTGCAGGAGCAACCTTCGGATCGTCGCACTCCGCCAGATCGCGAATCAGCTTGTTCAGCATCTCGAGCGTCTTCTTTTGCTCGATCACGTATTCGACGTAAGTGTGTTCAGGCGGCTTTTGCTTGTACTCCAGCGCCTTCGCCTTGAACGCGTCGAGCTTGAGTTTCTCGAATTGCTCATCATCGACGTTCAGCTCGTCTGCGATCTCCTCATCCGGGATCCCTTCGCAAAGTCGCTTGTAGATCAGCTTGTAAACGTCTGTCTCCTGCCGTTTACGAGGCTTTCGAGTCGTTTTCGATGTACTAGCCATTAGCACACCGCCGTTTCGGCATCTGCCATCGGCACACCGCGCCAGTCATCGGGGATCGGGATCCCGTGATCCTTGCCCTTCACGCGATAGCACCATCCGGGACCACCGTCCGTATAGCCAAATTCTGACTTGGCCCATTCCCCGACGTGCGTCCAGATCTCATGTCCAGGACAAAGCGGCTTGTTCGGCACGCCTTTCGCCGTCACGCCCCACTGGCGATGCGCAAACACTGCTCGGAGAGCTCCGGGCGCGACCTCTTGCAGCATCGCGTGAACCGTGCGCATGAGACGGCGCGCCGCCATGACTTGCGCCACTGTCACATGAGCCCGACCGTACTTCGAGGGCTTCCAGAAATTGTCTTTTCCAGGGTTCCCCTCGAAGTTGCCATCGAATTCAATGGCAATGCAGAACTTGTTTGCCCCATTGCTAGAACTGCGCAAACGGGCCAGGATCGAGGCGTTCTGCGTGATCCGACCCTCTTGCCAGATCTGAAAATGTGCCTTGATCTTGTCGCGAAGCGGATTCGTCTCCTGCCAGTCGAAGCCGTTTTGATGAAGGACCCATGACGTGATCTCTTCCGGCGACCTCATGCGCACGACATTCGCAAGGCCACGCTTGGCGGTCAGATCTTCGAG